TGCTTGATACCGACAAAAAGACCATCACCGTACCGTGGAATTACACTGCGAAGCTGGAAGAAATCAACCGCATGGTCAAAGAATTCGGCGGCCCCGACGCGAAGATCAAGACCTTCAGCGGTTACATCGATGAATGCTGGCGTGAGGCAATGGAGCATTCCGACACTCAGTTGAAAACCGCCGCACGCCCTGCCAAGTCCTCCAAGTAAGCTATGGCTGCGCGAGTTACGCCCGAGGAGCTGATTCGGATGCATCAGCTCTACAATAAGTATCACAGCTACGCCAGAGTTGCGCGGGAAATGGGCCGTTCTGCTTCCTGTGTAAGCTACAACATCAAGATGAAGGCCGCGCCCAAGGTGGTCAGAGATACGTTTCCCGATACAGTCAGAGAATGAAGAAGAGCCGAACGCTTCGATGGAGCGTTCGACTCTTTTTTGTGTCAGCCAAACTTATTTGGCAAAGCAGATCGTAATAGTTGTTCCTATTTGAGGAGTGCTTTCCAATGAAAGATCTGCTTTGTGAATCTGGGCGATATGCTTGACGATTGCAAGACCCAGACCAGTGCCGCCAGTTTGACGCGAATGGCTTTTGTCTACACGATAAAACCGTTCAAACACATGAGATATATGCTCTTGTGCAATGCCGGTATCAGAAATAACACACTGAACAACATCATCATATTGCGTTACATTCAGCTTTACTCTGCATCCCACTTGGATACAATGGAGTCTGGACGTTCAATATCTTCATTTAATGTCCAATGCTCATTCTGCAGCTCATAACAATAGATACCAACATCTGCCGATTGAGTCCAGATGCGATGAGTTCCTTCCTCCCAGCAAATCCCCCAAAAATCCATAGCACGGGCGGGGATAAAGCTGTCTAACAATTCGTTTGTATAGTTGTCATAGACTTCTACTTGAATGACAGCTACAGCGTAATCATCATGTTTTATAGCGGAATGTTCAGCACGATATAAGCCATCTGAGCTGATCACCGTTCCATTTGTAAAAGATCCCCAATACTCTGTGGAAGAGCAGCCCGCCAACCCGAAAATAACCAAAGCAACAATCATGACGACTAGAATCCTTTTCGTCATTTCATTTCACCTCCGGAATGCATATATGAAAACAGCCGGTTTCTTACGAAACCGGCCGTGTGGCAAATCCCATAGGATTTGATACAATCCGGGGAAATTATATATTTGTCACCAGTTGCCAGTCGTGGGGTAACGCATAAAAGCAGATACTATTTATTGAAAAACTTTTCAAGTTCGCGGATGGTTCTTTCAAAACCTGCGAAAGCTTCTTTATTTGTTTCAAATTTCTCGCGCAGATAGCTAACCATCTGCTTCTTCTTGAGCTTTTTGGGTTCGAAGCTCAAAATAGTATCTCGAACAGATGTGTCATCTACTAATTCATCAATAACCACATCCAGTGATTTATTTCTCGGAATAAGTCCTTCAAACATCTGTCTCAAATCAGCGTCAGATCGTATATCGACAAGCTCTTGGACTTTCCAACCTTCCCATACATCAGCTGAACATAAATGCTCAATTTCATACATCAACTCAATATGTTTTTGACGCAGCGCAACAATTTCTGCAGAGGGTTGAATGTTCATTACTTTCATAGAAATAGAATTCTGACGTGTCTTATATGCCTCACCCTCGATTATCTCATTCTTAGCTTTTAACCCTGCTTCATCCTTATCAAGGAGTACTACCATCTTACTGCGAAATCCACTATATATCCACGCCAGTGCCCAGTCGCACAATTGTGTTGTTCCTGCCCCATCAAATTTGTATATAATACGCAACTGATTTTCATCCAACATTGTCTGCAGCATAGGCGAAAGATGTGATATTGCTATCTGTAGGTAATCAACATCAGTTTCACCTTCTACCATAATTGTCGGCACATCAGTTAAGACGTTTTTACTATATATATCTTGCGCTAACTCCAATTTTTTAGCCTGTTCGGCAATGAAAGGAGCAACCAACGGCATCAAGCCCATTTCATCAGCTATCTTTGATGTACTTTTACCCGCGACAATTCCCGTTTCTTCACTCGCATTCGCCTTTTTCTCTACAAAAAATATATTTACTCCATCATCTTCTTTCTTCATATAAAAGGCTGGAGAGTGTGTCGTAAGGAATATCTGCAAATCCTGTGAATACTCAATAAACTCATCTGCCAGTTCAAATGCTTTTGCAAGCTCTAATCCATTTTCAGGTTCTTCGAAGCCCCAAATGGTAGTAACTTTTGTCGAACCTTGATTTCGCGACCTTTGATCTTCGGTTGCTATGTATTTCAGAATAATCGGTATATGCCTTGCTTGAATACCATCGCCGCGTGCTGTCAGTGGCACATTAACACCACTTCCCAATCGATCACGACTTGTGCGGAATATCAGAGCTTTGAAGATTTCATTCAAATCGCTAGGTATGGTCAACTGACTTGATAGATCCAAGCGTTTAAACACATCTCTCGTTATAGCGTCGGTATAAGAGCTAAGTGCATACGAAAAACTATCGACAGCATCAGTTAAAGTTGAATCTAGAGACGCAGCGACTGAAGCATACAAATCTCCTAAAAGCGCTTTATAATAATCTGGGCTCTTAACAGCAGGTACATATCGATACTTAATTCTGCGAAGAGCTGTCGGAATCCGCGAACGCGCAGCCGGTTCCTCACCATCACTGTTGCGAATTACATCCGATACTTTGCCTGTCTGTTTCCAGACTTTTTCCCATGTATACAGGCCACCGTCAGAGAAGGTATCTGGTATCGCAAATTCTATAGCAATATAGATCGACTTGGCTTCTTTGCTTTTCGGAGGATACAAATATGTGAAGTCGCGCTGATAATCAAAAGGAATACCACTGTCTACTTGATCGTTAAAAAACAGATTCATCGCCTTTAATACGTTTGATTTTCCAGCATCATTTGTTCCTACAAAGACATTGAAATCACTTGTATTTATATTAGCCCTGCGTATGGAACGGAAATTTTTGATGGTTATACTACGTATCACAATCCGATTTTCCATAGGGTATCCTCCGTATCCTTCATTATGTGTATCAATACTTGACTACTTTTAGTCCCTACTATATATTATTTCGAATGTAAGCTAAGAAAGCTTCTCCCAAAGCGGTCGTACGCTTTTTTCTAGTATAATTCGGCCTTTGTGGCATACCAAAGTCTATTTCCTCAATAAGCCCATCGCGCATCAACTGTCTGCATAGATTCAACATATAATCCCTGTCGGAAAAATCTCGATCAGCTTTTATCAAAAAATCAAGGAATCTCTCTTCAGATGGATATGTATACGATTTTACCATCCCCGACTGTTTTACATAGTCGTTTTCATTGTACCGATCCACCGACAAAAAATCCAATAGCTTGATTTCCAACATAGTATACTGCTCAAGCAGATTGATAAAAAGCAGTTGCTTGTCCTGATCAATGTTCACGCTAGCGGCATTATAAAGAATATTGGCAAACAAAGCACGCTTTTCGGCCTGATAGGCTTGCATGGCATATGACGATGTTTTTTGAACGACTGAGACGAAAAATTCATCATTTGACAATTCATCCAATCGATTTTGGAGCCGACTTAGCTTTGCCTCGACCAAAGTTTTCCATTCTTCCTGTCGGCGATTCATTACATTATCTTGCGCAAGCGATATGAATTCGGATATGAACGGCCCCGCAACCGGAACCATGCCAACGGCTGCTTTGACTGCAGAAACAATAATCTCTTTTCCTGTCGACATATTGCCCTCCTGGATGTTGTGTAGAGCAGTTACGTTACTTGAACACGCGATTGATATTTTTGTAATTCGGGATTATCTTCACACATTTTCTTCGCAGACAAGAAATCGCTACCGATAGAAAATACGCATCGATAACAATTTACCACCTGCCACATATTATAGTATTCTACGGCTTTCCTGTCTGCAACTTCATAAAACTGCCTATCTTTAAAACAGTTGCCAATAGTATTACGATCATACATACAGAGCAACAGCTTTCTGGAAAGCGGGAACGCTATCTCAATTCCTTCGGAAGCAAATCCTGCATAGCTACGAAAAGAGTCTGATTTGTGAGGGATATTCACTACCGGAGAATCCGAGGTGTAAAAAGGCACGTCAGTTTTATTATAGTAAACCACCCATACGTGATCAGAAAATGTCTCGGCAAAATGCACCGCCATGTCCGGATCGATAATCATAGCGCTATGTTGTAGTTTTATATATTCCGGATCTACTTCGCAACGAAAAGCATCTTTCGGTGAGGCATCTTCATCGTTCATCTGAGATTTGTACGCCATGGCCTCTATAAATTTTTCAAACATATCCCCCAAATTGTCCCTGAAGCTTCTGGTGCGAATAAATTGAATGGCAATAAACAAAGACAAAAGTAATTTTTCACTTTCAGACATCGCATTACAGTTTTGAAGTACCCAGTGATTCCCATTATAACTTTTTTGAATAATGAGTTTGAGCAACGTAGAGTAGTGACCTTCTATCTTCGCGAAATGCTCTTTTTCTATGTATTTTTTATTTTCCATAATTACGCGAATGTCTTCCCATGACTCTACTTCTGGCAACTCTAAAAGATCAGCCATTGCTTTTTCGCGAACTGAAGGTTCGAGTGCTTCAAAAGCATCACTAAGATCTAAATCATAGAAGCCATTTTCCATGGCGACATCCATAAGCTTTTGTTGAGGACGGATTTCTAATTTCCACTTATCAAAAACATCAATACGTTTTTGTTCAGTTGAAAAGTTTTCCAAGTAGCATCTTGGTACATAATGCTCTTTCTTTGTATCTGCCATATGTTCTAATACCAGCCTAACGTACAAGTATAATTTCCAAATATATTATATCATTCTGCAACACTTCCATCAAGCACACATATAGCAAAACCGCCCGCACGCTTCGGCATCGTACCGAGGTATGCAGGCGGTTTGCTTTATATGTTCAGTTATGCGTACAGCACAGTGCCATTTTTGAAGGTGAAGTGCATAATACCATCGGCATCCACCGTGACCCTCTCCACCATGGAATTCCACAGCGTAGGCGTAAACTCGACTACCTTCTCATCGATGTCCATCAGCTGTTTTGCAAAGGATGTGAGCATTTTGCGCTGTGAGGTACGGCTGGCACATTCGGCCTCGATGGTCTTATACCGATCAGCGGCATTCTGATAACGCTCTGCCAGCGCATTGTATCGGGCGGTGTATTCTTCCTGATCCATCGCTATGCTGGCGTTCTGTGCAATGGCCTGTTTCATCAGTTCCGTTACAATCTCCATTTCATCGCGCAGCTCGGCAGCCTCGGATTTCAGGATCTTTGTGTCCGTGAGGAAATCCACGATGATCTTGATATCCTTCGCAATGAAATCGCGATGATCGATAAGCTGATTGAAAGCATGGAGGAATTTCTCCTGTATAGCCGTCTCCGTCAAATGCGGCGTAGTACAATGATGCCCATCCTTGAACTTGGCATTGCACTGCCAGATCACCCGGCGGTATTTGCTATTGGAGTGCCATACCTTGCTGCCGTACATACCACCGCAACACGCACAGAAAATCGTACCGGCGAAGCAACTTGTGCCGTTATGCTGGCGGCCCATCAGTTTTCGGCGGGCCAGTTCTTCCTGTACCATATCGAACATCTCTGCTGAAACGATAGCCGGATGGCTGTTCTCGACGTAATATTGCGGCACTTCGCCCTCGTTGACCTTCATTTTCTTGGTGAGAAAATCCGTGCAGAATGTCTTCTGCAGCAGCGCATCGCCCTTGTATTTTTCGTTGGTCAGGATGCTGAGAATTGTGCCGGTCTGCCATGTTTTCTTTCCAGCCGGGGAAAGAATACCGTCCGCTTCCAGTATGGTCTTTATGCCGTAGGGAGTCTGCCCTTCCAGAAACAGCCGATAGATGCGGCGCACCGTTTCAGCTTCTTCCGGTACGATCTCCGGCAATCCATCTGCACCCTTGCGGTAACCGAGAAAGTGCTTGTATGCGATGGTGACCTTGCCATCCGCAAAACGCTTGCGCTGGCCCCATGTGACGTTTTCGGAGATGGATCGGCTTTCTTCCTGCGCTATGGAGGACATGATCGTCAGCAGAAGTTCACCCTTGGAGTCCAGCGTATAGATGTTCTGCTCTTCGAAGTATACCTCGATGCCGCGCTCCTTCAGCATGCGGATGGTAGTCAGGGAGTCAACCGTATTACGGGCGAAGCGCGAAACGGACTTCGTGATGATGAGGTCAATCTTCCCAGCCAGCGCGTCCTCAATCATCTGATTGAAGCCGTCGCGTTTTTTCGTATTCGTGCCGGTGATACCCTTGTCCGTATACACCTTGACGAAAATCCATTCATCCTTCGACTGGATATATTCAGTGTAGTAGCTGATCTGCGCATCATAACTGGTTTTCTGTTCCTCGCTGTTGGTGGAAACGCGGGCATAGGCCGCCACACGCCGTCGTTTGATTGCAGCAATCGGCATCGCGGTAAACAGGTTTCGTGTTGCCGGAATCGTTGTGATCCTCGGCCTGACCACGCGAACTTCGCTCATTACGCATACCTCCTTCGTGCATGAACAGCAGCCTGAGCACGCATTTCATCTGTCCAACTGTCGCGTCTGCTCTTGTCTTTCCATTCACGTTCAACCTTGGTGCCGTCCTTGAAAACGAACACCAGATGGTTGAAGGCCGGGACGCGGATTTCCTGTATCAGCTCTTTGAAAAGCCACTCATCAAATTCCGGCTCACCGAGAACGGCAGCAGTTTCAGCCATAAGAATGTCCTCCGGGATCTGCTTGGCGTGGCATTCCTTTTTACCCAGCTTCAGGTAGGTGGAGCATTGCCAGAACGCTTCATCCCGTTTGATCTTGCGACGGTATTTTTTGCCGCAGTTTTCGCAGACGATCATGCTGGTGAAAGCAGTAAACTGAGGCGTATCGCAGGCAATGTTGTTTCTCAGGCGATTGAGGGCTATCTTTTCCTGAACGGCGTTGAAGTCCTCAACGGATACAATGGCGGGATGAGTACCCTCCGCAAAATACCGGGGCAGTTCGCCGCGATTGAGTTTTTTCAGCTTTGTCAGATGGTCGACCACATACATTTTCTGCAGCATGGAATTCCCGGCGTATTTCTCATTTTTGAGGATTTCCAGCACACGGTTGGGTGTCCAGATACCTCCCCAATAGCTGGGAACATTCGCTTCGCGCATCATGCGGGCGATCGGACAAACGCCGATGCCATCGAGGTAGCATCGATAAATCCACCGGACAATGGCAGCTTCTTCAGAATGGATGGTCACGACACCCTTGTGGATGCGGTATCCGTACATGTAGCGCCAACTGGCGTTTTCGCCGAGTTCATAACGTTTCTGGATGCGCCATTTGCAGTTTTCTGAAACGCTGCGGCTTTCTTCCTGTGCATAAGAAGCGAGGATGGTAAGCAACAGCTCGCCATCCCCGCTAATCGAATGAATATTCTGTTCTTCAAAGTAAACGTCCACACCCAGCGCTTTCAGCTCGCGCACGGTTTCCAGCAGCGTTACTGTATTTCGTGCGAACCGGCTGATGCTCTTAGTGATGACCATGTCGATCTTCCCGGCCCGACAGTCGGACAGCAATCGCTGAAAGTCCTCGCGGCTGTCTTTGGTACCGGTGAGAGCTTCGTCGGCATACACGCCAGCATACGCCCATTCAGGATTACGCTGGATAAGGTTGCTGTAATAGCTGACCTGTGCAGACAGGGAGTGCAGCATCGCGTCTTTGCCAGATGAAACGCGGGTGTAGGCTGCCACACGCTTCTGCACGGGCATCATAGGAATTCCCGGCAGTACCGTTCGGATGATCTTTTCCAACTTTGTCACCTCCTTGTAGTGTGGCATATTACCTCTACGCCCGCGCAATAGCAAGTCAATTCTGCGATAAAAAGCGTCTACGCTACACGGAAAATCGGCTGATATTTCTCGTCCAGGAGGCACTCTATTTTTGCAAAATCCTCATCAGAAATCAGACCTCTGCCCAGCATGCTGCGGGAGATGGACAGCATGGTCTGATAACGCATCTCCCGCTCAAATCGCTCACTTTTCATCATCAGACCACCTTGGAATACTTGCCGGATACCCAGCCGACCTGACCGGCTACAACTACAGCATTCCAACCATTCGCAGCGGTGGCAACATACTCAAAGGTAGTGCCAGCGGGAATGGTGGTAATGCGCTTGTAGCTGGTATCGTTGCCCACGCGGACGTTCACCTTGCCGCCGCCCTCGGCGACGATCACAACGGTGGTGCCGACAGGCTTGGGCTCGACGGGCGTTTCAGGCTCAGCGGGCGCGACCGGGGTTTCCTCCGGCTCTTCTTCCTTCTTGCCCTCGTCATCATCAGCAACGGCATCCATCAGGGCTTCGTGGGTCTCCGCACCATACTTGCCATCCTGCTTGATGCCAGCGGCCTTCTGGAACGCGATGACAGCCTTCTCGGTTTCATCGCCGAAGTCAGAGTCCGCACCATACTTGGGCAGCTTATAGCCCAGCTGCATCAGCAGCTCCTGCATGGCCTTTACATCGGTGCCGACCATGCCCTTCTGGAGCATACGGCTGCCCAGCGCAACCTCGGTGGGAACGATGACATTCGCGCCGTCGTTGTAATCAATGAAGGGCAGCTTGTACCAATACTTCCAGCCGCGACCGGCGATCTTGGTCTTGACGCAGCCATAATTGAAGCCGCGCCATTCAACGGCATATCCGCCGCCCACCGTGTAGCCTACATGGCCGTCGCGGTGCAGGGCCAGACCGACGATATCGGGAATGGTGTCAATGGTACCCCACGCCATGCCCGTGCTCTTAGCATAGGAGAACATGCCGTTGGCGGACTTGTCCGGGCAGCCGTTCGCACCATACTTGTTTGTGAAGGTCTTGTCCGTGCCGATGGACTCCACAACGCCCTGACCACCGTTCGTCCAAGCATAGCCCTTGCAGCCGCCCACGCAGTCGGCGCACACCTTCTTCTTGGCAATGTCATCCTTGTAGCGGGTGGTACGGCTGGAGCCGTAATGGTCAGGATACTGCTTCGCCTTGCGGGTTCGCAGGGATTCGGTACACTTGTACACTACCGTGCCGTACCAATAGGGCTGGCCCAGCATGGACATACACCATGCTGCGAAGTGTTCATTGGTCAGAGGGGTGTTAATACGATCAGCCATAATCAGTTGTCCTCCTTATGATCATCAGTGTTATCTTCCGTGTTGTCATCCCTGTTGTGGAGCTGCTGAAGCACGGTCTTCAGCTTTTCGGGAATGGGCAGTCCAAGATGGGCAGCGTTCTCCAGCAGGGATACACCCTCATTGGAGAGGTAGAAGCATACCACTGCGCCGCGCAGAGCGTTGCCGGTACCTACCACATGAAGATCCTGTGCAAAGATGTACGCGAGTGCCTGCTTATGAAACACGGTGTTTATGTACCTTTCGAGAATGGGGGTGTAGGTGTTGATGCCGGTTTTTGATGGAGAAACAAAGCTCCACGGTTCCGGCAATGTCATATCAGCTAGTTCGTCCAATTGTTCAAGCCATGCCGGGACAAATGCAAAATCAAAT